TTGCATTTCCCACTCAATCCTCGGTATACCTGTATCGGCTGGCTCGCAGCCATCATCTGTCGCCATCTGATCCAACGCGGCATACGCCCTGATCATTCCCGCCACGCTGGAATCAAACTTCACCTGATCTCTAGCCGCCATCGCTTGATGCAATCTTGTGTTCTGAGTCCAGAATTTCTCCCTCACCTCACTGTTTACCAAAGTACACAGTCTATTTTCTCCCCATTTCCTGTCACTGGCCGCCTTGACCGACTCCAATTCCACCAGTTTTGATTGAACGTGAATCGTCCAAGGGTCTGCCTTTGGGCTTGGTGTCTCCACCAGTGGATGAGCGTTCTTTTTTGCTTTGATTGCCATTTCGTTTCCTCGGTTTCAAATGGTGCATGGGTTACATATCATCGAGTCTTCTAGACTCTCGATTTGTAACTGTAACCATGCAAGCGTCAATTGGTAACATTTGTATCTTGTTTGTAACTTGTAACCTGTATGTTTATCCAGCATCATCTTCCCTGCTTTTATACTGCAACCATACAAAGTCGTCCCTGATCGAACCCTCGCCTGAATCAATCAATCGCTGTTTTGCGCGATGCCATGCAGTCTTGAACGTGCCTTTATCCTCATCGGTGCAGCCCATCTTTGACCACAATTCCTGCCGCCACACCTCTAATCTGATCGCGTGACGTTGTAAACCTTCTATGTACTTTACTGATCCATGCTCTTTGACCATTTTCTCTAAGCAAAGCATCTCTAAGCGCTGATTTTTTCCTTTGCCGGCATTGCCCTTGCTGGCCTTTGACGGCTCCATATGCGTGTCATCGGATGACTGCACCGCCAAGCTGACGACTGCCTCTGTCAATCCAAGTCCCGCTGGCCTGATCTGTACCTCGACCATCTCAAAGCCAAAGCGCTCGTTGTCGGCTCCATCCTTTTGCTTGCTGATGGTGATCACGCCCTTGAGCTGCTCGTCAAATCTGAGCAATTCAAGCTCTGTATCTACCGCGCCAAGCAGGGAAGAATGACCGCGCAGTCCTTTGGCGGCGTCCTTACCACTGTGGTGCAGCACCATCAAGGCGCAGTTGAGGAACTCTTGGACCTTACCCATGGCCGTGATGAATGCGCCCATGTCTTCTGAGCTGTTCTCATTACCGCCGCCAAAGGCTCTAGCCAAGGTATCTATGATGGCTAATTGAAACTCCATGCCTGTCTGCTCCACCAGTTGCACCACTGCCAGCATCAGTGCGTTGAAGTCCTCGGCACTAGACCTCAGGTTTAGCTGGTGTCTGACTATGTAGATTGGCGCTCCATCCTCTGTCTGGTGGTGGATCTTGCAGGCTTTGATGCGTGCGCCGATACCGCCAAAGCCTTCGCCGGCCAAGTACAGCACCGCGCCTGTCTGCTTAACTGACCTGCCCATCCAACTGCGCCCTGTGGCGATGGCCTCGGCAATGTCTAAGGCTATGAATGACTTGAATGAGCCTGGCGGGCCATAAAGCGCCGTAAAGCTACCTTGCGGTATGACACCCTCAATCAGCCACTCCACTGGCTCATCCTGTATCTCATCCCAAGATTCAATCTTGATTGTTTTAGTCGGCTTTACTGCTGGCGCTTCCTTTGGCGGATCAGGCGCAAACTCTTTGGCGATGTCCTCTGTAATTTGCACACTAGGCTGCACACTAGGTGGTATTTGTTGTATGCCTTGTAGTCTTTCGGGTATCGTTACATCATCCACGCTCGTTATCTTTGGCGCTGCCTTGACCAAAGCCGCCAGCTCTGCCCTGCCGCCGCCTGCCTCGATGAATTCATATGCGTCATCGCCTTGCTCTTGCAGTCCGAGGTCAACCACCTTGACTGCCTTGGCAATTGGCAGGATGGCCTCTGCTGCCTTGCGTGCGTATGACCAGCCACTAAGATCGTTGTCCGGCAGGATGACTACATTGGCGCCAGCGAAATATTCGGTTATCGCTTCGGGCCAATGCCCTGCGCCGCTGTGGGCTGTTGTCGCCGCCACGCCTAATGACATCAGCGCGTCTACCGCTTTCTCTCCCTCGGCCAGATAAATAATCCTTCCCGCGGTCTTTGCGTCCAGCAACTCGGGGAGCTTGTAGGGGACGATCCTTGCGTCACCCAGCGTAGGGTAGCGCTTGCCATCACTATCTACTTTGTAGAGCCTATAAGTCTTGCCAGACTCACCTACGCGCAGCCTGTGCTTAACAAACACTGTGACGCGGTCCTCGTCTTGATACTGCCACTCCTGCTGAAACTCAACTTTGGGTAATGGTTTGATGTTGGCGAGTGGGTCTGGGCGCTCTTCTAGTTCGGGTAAGAGCTGCATATCCCTGATGGTTTGGAATACCGATTCTTGAGTGCAGCCACCATGACAGTGGAATAAAACCTTTCCCTCGTCATCTATGTGTACTGACAGTGATGGGTTTTTGTCTCCGTTGCCCTTGCCGTGGGACGGCACTGGGCATGACGCCACCCATTGGCCGTTGGCTCTTTTGGCGTTGCCCAAGCTCTTGGCTATTTGTTCTGCTTGCATTTATATGCTGCCATTTTTTAGAGGAAAAAAAAGCCGAGGCTGTTACACCTCGGCGCTTACTTGCTTTCAGTTAAAACATTTCGTCATCTTCAATGGCGGCAGCCATGGCTGACTTCTTTGGCGCTGGCGCTGGTGCAGGACCAGCTTTGGGCAGGCGCGGGAGCCACCACTGCCTGTGCCACATAATCCTCATCGCTTTGCCCCATACCGGCAGGCTTGTCTATCCACCTCACTATGGTGAAGTTAGGGATGCGTGTAGTGCCTTTGCCGATCTTCTCCAGCTTTGACCGGTGTACTCCAGCACAGGCATCTTGCCTGCATTGGCGGCACGTTGTCCAGCGCATTCGGTGTACAGCTTTTCAAGTCCCATGTTCGGACCTACGCCACTTGACGACCACTCGCAGGTCCCGATCTCTTTGTTGTAAAAGGTCACGATGAAACCGCGCTTGTGGTCAGGTGTAGGCTGTGCGCCTTTCTTACCCAACTCTGAGTCAGGTTGCCAGTCGCGTATGCCGACACCAAGTTGGAGCCAGCCTGTCTGCACCGCATCGATGTCAAACACTATTTTCTTCAATTGAATTTCAGCGCCGAGGCTGTTTGTCCAAGCATTTGCCTGTGGGCTGAATCGGATGTAATTACCATTACCACCACCGGATGAGAGATTTAACATTTTGCGTTTTGCTTTCTAAGTTAGGGTTTGCATTATTGACTCAAGCTGCGGTCTTTTGCCAGCGTGAGTCCACTTGATACCTTGGCCGTCAATGCGTCCAAGATAACTCTTTGTTCCTTTGGCAGTAACTTTTCAGCCGCCGTAGGAGAAATTAATTCAGTCTCAAATATTTGAGAATCTGTAAGTCCAGCGTCAGTTAATGCCTGACGCGCTGTTGTTGAGTCAATCCATTTGCGGCTGGCGCGTTTGGGTTGTAGCTGCCAGCCTGGTAGCACTACACCGCCCTCCATCTGCTTGGTGGCGTGCTCTTTGACCGCCTCAATAAACTTTTCTACCAATGGCGCTTTGTCCAATATGGCGGTAATTTGTGCCGGTGTGAGAGACAACATCACCTCTTTGATGTCGTCTTTTGACATGACGCTGATGTCAGGTTGCGCCGCCACGATATCGAATTGCTCTTTCTGTGCCGAGCATATGTGCTTGGCTGGACACCACTGGCAGGCTGCCTCTGATGGGACATAACGCGGCGCGTCACTAAGTGCCTCGTCAACAGCAGGCCGCAATACTTTTTGCTCCCACTCTTTAAGTGCGGTAGCACTCATAGTGTGTATGCGCTTCTCGCCATGATGCGGTTGAATTATTTGGAATTCGATCTCAGTTGGCCGCAATATGTCTGAGGCCATGGCCGCCAGCGCGTATATCTTCATCTGCTCAGAGTCAGCGTCCACATAGCCGCGGCCTGTCTTTAGGTCTGCGATAGTGAGCTTCTTTGTGACGTTTGAGAACCCAAGTACATCGGCTGTACCTTGCAGCAGCACATCATTGGTGTGGTAGAGCTTGACATCAGCCTCGACCCTGATGAATCCATCTTTGCCCACTTCATCTTGAATCGCCCATATTGCTTTGATGTGCTCCAAGGCAAAGTCGCAATTCTCTTCAGTCATGGTGATGCCCTCGACCTCTTGGCCGACAAAGTCGATGGGGTCGGTGTCGAGCTGATAGCAAGTCTCGGCCAGCGCGTGTATGGCTGTGCCTATTTGCGCTGCCTCGCCTGCTGGCTGGTAAGGCACTAACGCACTTAGCTTGGCGCTGGCAGGACAGGCGATCCAGCGGGATGCTGCACTTGGCCTGAGTCTTAAGGGTTGTCTTGATGTTGCCATGAGTCTCTTTCTTGATGTGAGCTGTTGATGAGTAATGTGTATGCAATCTGCCGGCATTCATTGCTGACTGCGTGTCCGAGGTCTTCGGGGTCGAGTATTCGCTTGATGAAGACGATCTGCTGCTGATTGGCTCGGCGGGTTATCTCCAACTGATTTGCCAAGTAGATGATGTGCTCTCGCATGACGGCACGTTCTTTGTTATCCATGTTTAGAACCCCAATAGGCAATGAGTGCAGCGTCAGCTCTGCCGTCATCCTTGACGCGCTTGAATTGATCTTGATAGTCGGGGAATAGCTCCATGGCGCGAGCGCGGCTGGCGTCTTTACCTTGCCCACGGCCAACTCCTTTCACCCAAGTGGCTGGAGCCACAAAGGTGACAGGCATCTTTAGCGCGGCCAATATGCCCTCAATCATGCCAAAGCTGCGCCCAAAGCTAAAGACGCTGGTGACGCCCTGGCCGGCCATGGCTGCCACGCGCTCGCAGTAGACATGACAGTCTTCGCCTTGGCAACTGTAGAGCAGCTCGGCCAGCTCGTTGGCGCTGACTTGGCGCTTGGCTTTGCCGTTGCGCTCGACTGTCATGGTGGGCATATCAACGACACGCAGCGTGTCGCCGTACAGCACCGCTACAGCGCCTGAGAGACCAGGATCAATACCTATGACGCGGCTCATTTGACAGCGTCCTCCATGGCTTTGTTGAGCACTATGAGGCGAGCTGACACCAGCGCATCAGCCGCCTGATCCAAGCGCATGACCTGCCATACAATGGCTCTGTAGTCCCACTCATCCAGCGGGATACCTGCGCCTGATCAATCTCGGCAACGCGGCATACGTCACTCATCTTGTAGCCGGCGGCCTCGACCTTGTGGCGAATTGCGGATAGTGCTTCTTGTGAAATCGTTTTCATGTGGAGAATGTTAACCATGTTTTGTGGAAAGCGTCAAGTTTAAAGCAAAAAAAGGGGGTCAGCGCAAGCCAACCCCCAAAAGGCAACTGACGGAAAACCCGCCAATGTTGAGTTTACAACAATAATAGTTGACTACTTTGTGAGGTTTATTAAATAGTTGTTGACGAATTAGTCATGCGTGATATTATCAAGTCCTCAATTAATTAACTCCAAGGAAAAACAAATGAACGCAACTTACGAAGCATACGCAGTTTCAGACTTGTACGAAGCTGGCATCGCCTGTGATGGCCATCCTTTCATTGCTGAAAAATATTATGTCTTGATTGAGAATGCAGCTGGTCGCCGTTTTCGTCACGAAAAAACTTTCCCTGGCGTAAAAGTTGAGGAGTGCGAAGAAACTGGCGAAGTTTGTTTTGCTGATATTCGTGAGACTGCGAAAACAATCGTTGAAGATTTGGCCGCCAAAGTTAATATAGCCTTGGCATCAGGTAAAGCCTTGACAGCATCATGCTGGTTTGAAGTCGATCCAGCTTACGGCTCTGACGCTTACATCGATCAGGGTACAGAGTCAAAGCGCTTTTTTGAAGAGAGAGCCGCAGCTTAATCAACCACAGGGGCTACGGCCCCACCTTTAAGGAGACAACATGAACCACACCCAGCACCCCTACATGGAGCAAGCAAGGCGCTTAGAGCGCCGAGCCGACTCTGCCCTTGACTTCCTCGCCGCCGTCATCATCGGCATTGGCTTGGCCGTACTGCTGGCCGCATGGTGGTCAGCATGAACAGCGAACCAGCATTTCCAACACCCATCATTAGCATAATGCAACACACAGGCATGACCTTGCGTGACTACTTTGCGGCAAAGGCTATGCAAGGAATTTTGTTTGGCATTGAATGCGGCCCTGATGATGTTAAGAATGTTGTTGAATCTGCATATGTTTTGGCAGATGCAATGCTGAAAGCGAGGGAAGCATGACCGACCTCCAAGACTTCTGCCAAGAACCGCGCAGCATGACCGATCTGGAGGATGGCGGCTTTGAGCGCGTCAAGGTCTACGCAGCCGTCAAGCGCGGTGACTTAAAGAATGTCAATGCCATAGACGCATGGGGACGCAAGCAGCGCGGTAAGGGCTTATTTGTGTCTACCATTACACCGATCCCCTACAACGCCACGCTGCTGGTCCATGCTTGGTCAACCCCTCAACCCCAAGGAGAGAATCATGTCTAAGAAGATGCAAGACGAGATAGATGCCGAGGTGCTGCGCTTCTCACCGCCTACAGACACGGCCATTGGCGTAATGACGCGCAACGAGATGGTGCAGCTCATCCGCAAGACCCTGACCGCCGGCACAGTGCTTGGATGGGCGCATGGCGAGACATTTCAACGTGAGCGTATGCAACGCAAGATTGACCAGTTGGACTACGAAATGAAGTGCATACAAGACCGCCTCAAGGACGCTGAGATGGAATTGCTGGCGGCAGGCAAATGACAAGCAATTGGCGTCCACCAGCAGGCACGACAGTGACGCTCCCAAGTGCCTTTGCCAAAGAGCTGAAGTATCCAAAGACCACTGATGTGCAGGCCACTTGGCGGCGCTTTGGATGGACACCACCAAGTGAGGCCAAACAATGGAAACCGCAATAATCTTTTTCCTCATGTCGCTGTTTGCAATTGCTGTTGTTCTCGGCACAATATTTGTTTTTGTTTGGGTACTTTTAAATTTTGAGGTTGAATAATGATTGAAGAGAAACCCGCGCCAAGATTAAGGCGCGAAATGACCAAGAATGGGCGAGGCGTAACCGCTAAATTAACAGAGAGCGAATACAAAGAGTGGGTAAAACTTGGTAAAGGTAAATGGCTAAGATCATTTCTAAAAGACAGTAGATTTGCAAGGGAGAAACATGACACAAGATGAAATCAAGGAAATGGCTAAAAAAGTCTATGGAGACACAAATTGGACTGAGGCATCACTTTCTAGACTTGAAGAATTTGCCGCACTGGTAGCCGCCAAAGAACGTGAAGCCTGTGCAAAGTTGTGTGATTCTTTTTATGAATCATGGATAAACATTCATGGTAGATATGAATTCATGGGTGAGGGCGCACAAGAATGTGCCGCCGCTATCAGAGCAAGGGGACAAGCATGAAGCTATACGGATATGTTTGGACTAAAGAAAACCATTCACCCATGTTCTTTTGGACAGAAGGACAAGCCAAACAGATTCAAAGAGACTTTGGGGGCGAAGTTGTGCCTGTGTATAAATGATCGACAAGCTCATACTCAGCGCAGCGCTAGGAACAGTGGGGTTCAACGGATTGTTTCCCGACCCAGTACAACCCCTTACGCCTTGGCAGTTACAAGTCAAAGCAAAAGAAGCCTCTAAGAGTGAGGTGTGCAAAAAGAAGGAGCAAAGCAAGACGGTTAAACAACTGTGTAAACGATGGGGGAAAAATGATTGAGCGCATACGCACATTCTTTGGAAAGCTGATTGGAAAACACGCAGACAAAAAGACCATTGTTGTGATGGGTTCGGCATGGGCTTGCACCAAATGCAAGCTTGTATTTTTGGCCAAGCGTGACGGAGATAGTCACAAATGTCAAGAGCGTACATTTTAATTTTTAACAACCAAAAGGAACGGTAATGCTTATTAACATAGAAAAACTAACGATTGACGCAGGGACACAGTCACGCGAAGCAATCAACGAAGAGGCCATCGCCCGCTATGCGGAGGACATGAAGAATGGTGACAAATTCCCGCCAGTCAGGGTGATAACAGACGGTGTTAAAAGCTATTTAACCGATGGATTTCACCGATACTTTGCCGCCAAGCGGCTGGGTAAGGTATCAATTGATTGCGAGCTTACTAGTGGCTCATTGCGAGACGCTATCCTGGCCTCCACCGCAGCCAATCCAGACCATGGACTGCCACGCACCAATGCCGACAAGCGCAAGTCAGTTACTGTACTGCTTGATGATTTTGAGTGGAGCGACTGGAGTGATTCAGAGATCGCCCGCCAATGCAGAGTGTCTCAGCCGTTTGTGTCCAATGTCCGCAAAGGTATTGCACCTGATGTGGTCAAGTACAAGGCCAAAGATGGGTCGGTGCATTTACGCACCCGCACTACATCTAAGCCAAAGATTGGGGATCGCCTGAAGGCTGTTGCCAAAGAAGAGGCACCTGAGGAGTTTGCCCACGATATGCAAGAAGAAGTTATTGCCGGTTTGACGGAGCAGAACGAGAAGTTAAAGGATCAACTGGCAGTCAATCAAGCGCCTGATCCGGCGGCTGCTGAGCAGACTATCGCTGAGCTACGCGAGGAAAATAAACGCTTGCACATGGAGCTTAAGACTGTAAAATTAAGTCGCGATCAGTTTCAAAATGAAAATGCACAACTGATGAAGCAAGTGGCTGCGCTCCAGCGTCAGCTTAAAAAAGCAGCTTAACTCGAAGAGCTAATTTCGAGAGGAGTACCAAATGGGACTAGAGCTACGGCCTTATCAGGCC